CATCAACCTCCTGGAACAATGTAGGATTCATTTTTAGCGCCAGAATCTCCGTCTGCGGCTGGTCAGTGCTGTCCCGCAATGTGATGCGGGTGTCCATGTACAGCGTCTCGCCGCCCATGAATTTGTATGTCTCCGCCCGCGTCCAGGGGATAAGGATGATGTTCTGTCCTTCCTGCCGGGTGCAGTCGTCGGGCCAGACGTTGGTTTTAATGGCCGGGAAGCCTTTGCAGCTCTTCTGTTTGAACACAAATTCGATCCGGCTTACCTCGTCCAGGCTCATGCCGATTTCAACCGGCAGCGCAAATTGCGTTCCCTGTTTCATTCGTTTTTCTCCTCAGCGCCTTAATTCGGCATTTTTTCTTCCTCCGTTTTCGGAGGTTCGATGTTTGCCGCCGCTGCTTCTTCGGCTGCCATATTCTCCCGCACGGCGTTCAAAACGTTCTCCAAAATCAACTCTGTGACGGCAAACGGCAGCCTTGCTTCGTTAATTGCAGCAATAACTTTGCGTTTGCAATCTTTAATGCGTTTGTTGTCAGTCATGGTGCATCCTCCTTTACAGTCGTGCGTTTACAGCGTTTTTCAGGGTTGCAATGGCGGTCAGCAGATCATCGTCCAGGGCCACAAAAGACCCCCGGTTGTTCTGGCTGGTGATGTTACCATCACTGTCCAATTCGGTGTATGTGTAGCTAACGCGTTCGCCCTCAGCGGTCGTTACGATTGCCACGCCAGATAATTTCTTCATGTTAATCCCTCCGATTCATCTAATAGAATGTCTGCGGTTTCGTTCGCGCCGGTGTCCATAGCCAACAGGTCATCTGCGGCGGTGGTGCTTTCATCCAGGGCACGCGCGGCGGTGCTGGCCGCCATGTCAATGCCCGCCGGAGTGCCTTCAGGATAATTGCACTCGCTTGGTTCGGCGTACTCACCCTCATAGCCCTTTTGTGCCGCCATAGCCATCCATGAAAATTTCTGTCCGGGATTGCCATGTATAACGGCATACTGGCCGCAATCCTCGGCCCACAGATGTCCAATGCCGGTGCAGTCAGTCAGCAGCCAAGTCAGCTGCCCATGCTGAGCAACGGTTTCTGCGTAGCGAGGGTCAGGTACGATTACGCACCAGCCATCCGCGTTGCATTCTGCGTGGCCCCAATCGGCAAAGGTTGGTACAGGCGTTTCAAAGGCTGCCATTTTCAGTGCACCAAAGCTGGTAGGCACCACGCGGGATTTGCTGCCCCAAACGTCTAGGTTGTGCACGTTGAGCTTGCCGCTCACGCCAACGCGCGTCGTGTTAAAATCGGCATCGCTGTCATCGCTGCGGTTGTAGGTGATCTGCATCCCAACGTAAGATGTGGGGTCAAGTCCATTCACCCAGCCGTACTTGGCGTATTTACTGCACGCGCCGATGTAGCTGCTGCCAGCCTCAGAGTACAGCACGCCGGTCAGGCCAATGCTGCCGGTGTTGATGGTGGCATACCATGCGATGTGCCGGTTGTCCAGAAACACGCGCTCACCGGCCTCGGTGCCCATACGTATCCAGGCGTTGTCCAGGTCGTACACGGTGGTGTAGTTGAGGTTATGCAGCTGCCCGGTCGTGATGTTGCCGCCGTTGATGATTGTCTTGTCCTGGTTCCAGGTACTCAAATCCGAGAATGTCACCACGCCGGATAGGTTGATCTGTGCGCTGGTGATCTCTGTTCCGCCTGCCGTCAGCTTGATGGTGCTGCTGGTTCCGCTTGTGCTGGCCGTCAGCTTAATTTCGCTCACCGTCTGCTTGATCTCGGTTTTTGTTTCGGTGGTAGTCAGGTAATCGCCGCTGCTGGCCGTCCAGGCGGTAGGGGCATTGCCCATCTGCACCATGGGGTGCATAATGGTCAGATCGTTGGTAACGGTGGCGTTGTCGTCCGCGGTACTTATAAACAGACCGTCTGCATAGCCGTCCGCGGTCGCCGTGAACGCCGCCCAGCGCAGCTTCCAGCCGTTGTCCAGCTCAATGTCCTGCTTCGCATTTTTGAATGCATTGCCGTAATAACTTTTTGCTCCGCTGCTGCTCTTGGTCTCAAACTGCAAAAACAGGCTGTCCGTGCCAGAGTTGAGCTTGTACAGTACACTGGCGCAATAGGTCATGCCCTTGGCAATCACCAGCGTTTTGTCCGCACCAAAGTGGAAGCGGGTGTTCTGCGCCCTATTGGTCACTCGGACGGATTCACCGCTGATCGTGTATGTTCCTTTTTTGCTCAGGTTATTGCCGCCTGCATCCAGGGTCGCATTGTTCCAGTCATCGGTGCCCGCGATAATATTGTTGCCGCCGGTGATCCGCTGCGTTACCGTCTGAGTAATGCTGTCAGCTTTCTGGTCAATCGCGGATACTGATTCTTTAACGGTTTTGAATTCCTTCTTGGTGCTGTCCAGGTCGTTGGAAATGGTTGTGGTGGTTTCTTTCAGGCTGCGGACTTCCGTTTTGATTTCATCCGCCGATTGGGAGATCAGGCTTTTGGCGTTTTCCTCTGTTATGTAGTCCCCGCTGCTAGCTGTCCACGCGGTCGGCGCATTGCCGTATTGCAGCATGGGGTGAAGCAGCGAAAACTTGTTGGTGTAGCTGCCGCCATACCCCGCCCTTATGCTGCCGCAGCCAAGCTCGACCGTGTCCAGAACACCCGTAGCGTCGGGTGTCCATGTGCCATACCGCAGCACCCAGCCGTCTGTCTGCTCAATTTCAAGCTGATTTTCGGTGGTTATGCTGGTATAGTAAGAATTTCCGTTGTCGGCGGCATACGTAAGGCTCAGGCACAACCCGTCGGTGCCGGAAATTGGTTTGTACATGACGGACAGGCACAGGGTAACGCCTTTGGTAATGCGAGCGCCACCGGTATTGAAAATAAAATACCGATTGGAACCTGCGTTTGTTACGGTCGCGCTGCCGGTATCGTTGTACGTGGCCGAACTGCCGCCGATCGCGTTACCTCCCAATTTAGCGTTCTTGAAGCTCTCACTGCCCAGGATCAGGTTGCCGCCGCCGGTGATTTTGGTGTCTTTTTTCACCTCAGAGGAAAGCCCGTCCACCGTTGCTTTTAGGTCGGTGTACTTGCCGGTCAGGTCGCTGGCCTTTACTTCCAGGCCGTCCACGCTGGTCTTGATCTCTAGCATTTTGCCGGTCAGGTTCTTGTAGCTCTGGCTGTTCACGGCGCTGGAACTTTCCCGGCTGGCGCTGCCCACGCTCTCAAAGCTGGCTTTGCCGGATGAGATTGTGGCGCTCATCAGGTAGGTGTCGAACTCCCGCCCGCGTGCGTCCTTAACGTGTACGATCTGGCCGCAGGCAAGGCCGGAGCTGCTGGGCACCGATACTTTGCAGGGGGTGTAGGTCACGTTTTTCAGCACGTTGTACAGGTTTTGGACGACGCTTTTCAGGTTGGCTTCGGTGCCGGTTGTCAGCAGCAGATTGCCCTGCACTGCATAGGTGTTGGTGGCAGTGGTGCTGTCGGGGTAGATGACCCCCACGTCACTGTCCGACTGCCGGATCTGGACTTTCTCAATGGCCTTGACTGTGTAGTCCTCGTAGCTCAGGCTGTCAGCATAATAGGCGGTGCTGTTGCTGGCACCGTCCGGGGTGAGTTTAACAGTGCTGCGCTTGTCTGTGTAGGTCAAGAATTGCAGCTTGCCGTCTGCATTCATGTGGGCGTAGCAGCCAGCGGCTTCCGCCGCCCAGGAGATGATTTGGCGGCAGGTTAAATCATCCGCATAGAACGCTTGCACGCTGTAGTTGCCGTTGATGGGCAGACTGCTGCTGGCAAGCGTGACCCCTGCCCGCTGGCAGGCCAGCTGTACCAGCTGCCAGATGGTCTTGGGGAACTGCGCCTGATTGGCCCGCAGCCAACCGGAGAAATCGGCATCCAGCTTGGACATGGTGTCGTAGGCCACTACTTTATAAACCGTGCTTGTGCCGGATATTTCCCGCATAAGCCCCTGATAATTTGGCTTTTCGCAATAATATATGCCGACTTTTGTTTTTGTGCCGCTGTCATTCACCCAGTACAACGTAAGCACATCGCCTTTTGCAATAAGATTGTCATCTTGCGCAAGGTATTCGACCTCTATTTCGTCTGTGCATGCGCTTCCGATCGTGAATTCCTGGCCTGAATTCAAGGTCTGCGTCAATGTGCAAGACAAAATAAGGGAAGAATCAATCTCTGTCCCATCGCTTTTGACAATCAGGTTTTTCAGCATTGATTCTTCCTTCCTTTACATCTCTACCATGTCAAAGGAAACATCGGTGTATAATCCGCCCTCGCTTGAACACAAGGTTTCGTTGTACAGTTCATATTTGCAATCACCTGTATAAGCAGACATCGTGCATGTCTTTCCCCTGTCTCTGAATGTTGCGGTATATTCCTTGCCCTGAACAAGCCCCACAAGCTCGTCCATTTCGTTCCCTGTCATGGCATTGTATTTGATTGTGACTTTACGCAAGTCCCGGCGCAGCCAATCAATGTGCATCACGCCATCCTCTGTGCGGCCGCTGTTGGAGCCGACATAGTTCTCATGCGTGATTTCACACCCCTGCGGCTTGTACAGCGCAGTTCCGTTGACCGCCCAGTAACCTTTTGTGTCTTTGCTATTGAAGCTCATATCTTCCTCTTAGAAAGCGGGGCTTCCCGTTCTGATTTGTTCTCGGTGTGCTTCATCCTTAACGGCGCGGAATACCTCTCTGCCGTTGATGACAACTTTGGTATCGCTGTTGCGCTCCATAATAGTGCCAAGCGCACGAATTGCTGCAACAACGTCTGCGGAGCCATTTCCGGTGCGGTATGCCTGCGCAGAAGAAAACTGCTTCCCGGATACTTCGACATCGTGTTTGGAAATGACCGTGCCCTCTGCGCTGACATTGACAGGTGCATCCGTAAGTTCCTTTTGCATGGAAGCACTAAGCCCTGCAACCTGGCGGATAACGCTGTTCTTGTTCCGTTCAATGCCGGATGCAAACAGTTTCATCATGTCAGGCATCCAGGTGTCAGCATCAGCCAAAGGGCCTTTATCAGGAACAGAAAAATGGAACCGTTCACTAATCCATTTCGCCGCATCTTCAAATCCCGATTTAAGGACTGTCCACGTATCGACAAAGCTATCTACAAAAGAGGAAGCGAAATCGCTACCCCATTGTTTTGCCTTCTCTGGAAGGCCGGACAGTGCATTGCCGGAACGGGTTGCCGCATCTTCAACGCCAGATGCGGCATTACTTGCAGAATCTTTTACCGTTTCCGCATTTCTTCTTGCACCAGAATTGATATTGTCAAAACTTGCCGCATAAGTGCTTGCTGTATTGTTTGCACTTTGGGTCATTCGTTCTTTTGCGTTTTCTGCCGCACTACTCATTTGACCTGTGCTACCCTGTACGCTTTGTGCCGCAGCCGAATAGCTGGAACTGATTGTTGCAGCGGAATTTGTAGCAGACGTTGTTATATTACTGTTGGCGCTTGTTACTGTTCCGGCAGTCTGATTTGCAGAATCTCTTACTTGCGCCATAGAAGTATCAACCTGATTTGTAGAGCTTATTACAGAATCAGCCATATCAAAGTTCCCGCTTTTGATATCCACAAGTTTTTGGGTGTAGGTATCAATCGCAGAATTGGCATTTGTAAGGGCTTCTTGCTGCGCCTGAACGTCACTTGTTGCGGTTTCGTAGGCTTCGTTCGCTTTGCTCAAAGAATCGGACAAAGCGTTATATTGCGCATCGAGACCCAAATCAGCCAGCATTTCACCCCATGTGGAAAGACCGTCACGATAATTGCTAAGTGCCATTGTTGCTGTATCGACTGCTTCCTTGCTCGCAGCAAGGCGGTCATTGGCGGCTGCAAGGTCTTGTTCCGCCTGAATCTGCGCCTTATATGCACTTTCCAACAAATCCTGCGCTGCTGCGGCATATGCGGCCTTTTCAAGGCTTTCGATAAGGGCGTTTACATCGTCACGAGTTTCAATCACCTTTGTTCCGGTTTCGTCCATGTGCAGCTGCAACCCTTCCAGGCCCATACCATTAAGGTATTCTACCTGGGACTGGAGCTGCTGCACTTCAAACGCGGATTTGTTCGACTTTTCGCTTAAATCGAAAATCGAATCGACAAGGCTTTGAACGCCTGCATACTTTGTTCCGACATCAGAAAAACTTTGAATTTTTTCGTTAAGTTCCTGCTGGTTATCCGTTGCCCGCTGAATGCTTGCAGTGGACTGGTCGATCATGTAGTTCAAGGTCTGGCAGAACTGGCTTTCGTTCGCCATTTCCTGCCCGGCTTCCTGCATTGCACTCCTGTATCCTAAAAACGCACCGGCTGCCGTTCCCACCGCTGCAATCACTACACCAACCGGGCCAAGCACAATGCCGCCGATTGTCCCAAACATGGCAAATGCAGCCACACAGTTTGTTGCGGCGGTTTTCAAATCCATTGCCCCTTGCCCGAATTTTTTCATTGCATCATAAGCAGTGACAAAGGTTCCGACCGCCACAGCAACGGCAGTAGCCACTTTCGCCCATACCGGGAGTGCGCTTCTGAACGATTGAAGCCCCAAAGAAAAAGACCTCAAAAAACCGGCCCCGTACTCCAGCGATGAAACAAAAACTCCCGCAGCTTTTTTCAACGCTTCAAAGACAGCGCTTCCCGCAGCGGCTTTAGTAATAAAATCCTTGAACTTTTTCAGGAATTTGCTGACAGCTCCAACGGCAAAAGCCGTTAATATAGAAGCGCCAATACCTTTTATAAGTGGCATAAACGGTTCAAGCACTTTTTTGATGTTATCAAAAGCCTTTTGTAGCTTTTCAACCCATTTCGTAACCTTGCTGTTTGCAAGGTTGGCGAACATGTCATAGCTCGGAAGGCCAATGTCACCTAATCCGCTTCCACCTCCGCCACTACCGCCACCACCGCCGGATGACTGGTCTGGTGCTTTATTGAGTTCATCGAATCCGCCGATCAGGTCATGCACAGCTTTTGCCGCAGAACTTGCGCTCCCACCGACATCATCAAGCCCGCTGCTAACGCCCTGTGCAGCACTTACGCCGGAACTCTGAAAATCGCCCCACTGAATCGTATGCCCAAAAAGCGATGCAATCGCGCTGATTGCCATTCTGACAACCTGAATAAAAGCAATCAGGGGCGGAAGAATCGCATTGATTGCGGGGATGAGCACCGCGCCCAGGCTTCTGCCGAGCAAATCAATCTGTGCTTTCAAAATGCGCATCTGGTTTGCAGGCGAATTCAATGTGCGGCCCATATCGGTCTGTGCATTTGTTGTCTGCTTCATGATAGCAATATAGCGCAGCTGTGCCTTATCCGCCTGAGACAAACTGTTAATGCTTTTATTGATTCCCAAATTGTACAATTCTTGTTGCAATCTGGCGTTGGAAATATCAACGCCCAACTGGCGGATAGGTTCAAGCTCACCGGAAATAGCAGCTTGCAATTTCTGGAACGAATCTTCTGTTCTCAGATTGAAGAAGGAAGCCATATCATAGCCAAGCTGTGTGAGGTTCTGGCTAAGAATGTAGGCTTTATCGGATGCCATGCCAAAGCTGGTTGTAAGGTTTTGGAAAACAGCCATATTCCGCATGGCTTCACCGCTGTCAATGCCAAGCACGTTTTCCATCTTTTGCGCAAATCTGCCGCCGCTGTCAGCCGCATTGCCCATTGCCACAGCAAACATGTTAATATCTTCTGTGTACTTGCTGTAGTTGGTTATGGCACTTTCCAAAAGTGTGTTAGCCTTTTGAATAATTGCTATCACAACGGCCTGTGAAAACAGATTTTTCAGAGAAGAGCCAAGCGCTTCCGTCTGTGCAGTCATATTATTGGAAACGCCTGTTGCCTTTTTCATTGCATCAGAAACTTGGTTTATTCCCGATACAGCGGAGCTTAAATTGCTCATATTGGACAGCTTTTCATTCAGTTTTTCCAAACTGTCAATAACAGTCTTTAAGCTACCTGTTGAAGAAAGAGACTCTATCGCCTTTCCCAACTTTTTGATATTAGTTGTGGCAGCTCCTGAATTGGCCTCAATCTCGATTGTAAGTTTATCAATCTGTACGTCAGCCATTGCTTCCACCACCCATCAAACTGAATTTCTCAAAGAAACGTTTCTCCGCTTCTTCTGCATCCCTTATCTTTCTTGCAATCTGTTCTTCTTCCGTCAGCGCATACGGCTCTTTGGGATACTGCATCGGTTTGCGTCCTTTCGGGATAAACGCATTTCCGATCGTGGCGGATATGGCATCGGCAATATACCTGCCCTGTATCCACGCCTTATAATTCCATTCCTCAAGCTGTTTTTTATGCGCTTCCCGGTATTCTCTGGCAAGTCTTGGATAACCATTCCAATACTCGTCAGCGCTCATGCCGATTGATAAATAATAAGGGGCTAGTTCTTCAAAAATCTGGCCCCATGTTTTTTGACCTTCGGGGAGATCGTCGGTCAAGCAATCTCCCAAGTCACCTTTTTTCCATCATCTGCAAGGCTGTTCATTGCATCGCCATAAATATCGGCCAGTGCGGCAAGAACATTATTCTTGCTTTCAATGTCCATATGGTTCCAGATGTCGTCAATCACCTTGCGCTTAACGCCCTTGCACTTTGCCAGAAAAGCACCGGCAAACATTTTATCGCCCTGGACGGTGGGCTGATGTGCCAACATCTGGATGTCAAATCCGGTGTTCTCCATCTGCTTGATAGTCTCGCGGGTATAGGTAAGCTCGTAGCTTTTGCCTTCAAAAGTCAGTTTGATATTGTCCATTTGCGTTTTCCTCCTCAAGAAGTAGCAACAGTAATGCTTTCGGTGAATTCAAGGTCAGAATCGTTGGTAATGACGATATTGAACTGAATTGCATCATCAACGCCTTTTCCGGGCACAGAAATACTGTGCTGGCCATGCCATACCCAGCCCCAGCCATTACGGCTGCGCACCGCATAATAGGCCGGTGTATTCGCCGTGTCCTGTACTGCTTTCAGGTTGCCCGCATCGGTGTCAACAAACGCCGGGAAGGCACGCGCAGAGGATTTCGGCAGCGCAGGGATGTTAGCCTGCATGGTGTGCATCAGTGTGGTAACGTCAATGGTATCCGGGTCTTCGATCAGGTCAGGATATTCCTGAATCCAGCACAGCTCTTTCAGGGTAGTCTTGGAATCACCGCGAAGCAGCTGTACGCCTTGGGTACTGATAGCTACATGTTCATTTGCCATGTTTTCAACTCCTTATCATGTCCGGGTCAAAACCCCGTCTTCGGTCATTCGCGCACGGTACGTTGTTTCCGTCCGGTACGCACTGTTTTGATACAGGTATCCTCTTGTAATGTGACTTTGCCGAGTAAAATTCAAACTGTTGGCTGTCTTGTCAATGCACATTTGTATTTTCCGGGCCTGGCTTGTTTTTGTGTTCCCCGTTGTGTAAACGCGCACGCGGAGCCGCACATTCACAAATCTGATTCTGCCGCTGTTGTCATAGTCTGTCGGCAAATCATCTTGTTCGATTTGAACGCACGGGAAACCGGGCGGCTGGTCGGTAATTACGCTGCTTAATTTAACGCCGGGGAATTTTGCTTCTAGCTTTTGTGCAAAGAATTCAAAAATTTGTGGCTGAAAATCCTCTGTCAACGCATTACCTCCTCCCACACGGTTTTTACACTTGCAGCCATCTGGGCCGCGCTCTCCCACATGGCACATGCGGGCGGGTTGCCCTTTGTCCGCCAAACGCCGGGCTTTTGCTCGCCATTGCGGTTATACACAGGCTGTGCCGTTGGTCCGGGAACGCCATCATAAACCCATCCATTCGGGTTTGAACCTTTCCCATCGCCGTATGTGCCATGCGCATACAGCCCGCTTGGATGCTCTGCAAATGCAACGCCTGCGCCAAACTCAATAAAGCAAACGGCCTGCCCGGTGGCGTAAATCGTGGCTTTCTTGCCGTGCTGTTCTACTTGAACCGCAATATCGCTCATGTCACCATCATAAACGGCGGCAGTAAACCGTATCTTGGCAACTTCTACACCCATTTCTGACAGTCTTTTTACAAACTGTTCAATGCGGGTTTCCAGCGTTTTTTGCCAGTTCTCGTATTCCTTTATCGCCTGCTCTATGCCTTTTTCGCTTAGCGCCAGCTTGATTTTCATGACACGATTTCTTTCATCGCATACAATACGCCGTTTATGGTATCTGCCTTTTTGGTCACAACGTAATTCGGGCTTTCGTCAGAATCCCGGTTAATCCAGATAAGCGTTCCTTCCCGCAAAGGGCAGTTTGTGTTTGCCGTGCAGGCTGTCCTGCTGTAATCTGTAAACCCGCCAAAAGCGGCGGCTTCCATTGCGCCAACAGCGCCGCTCACGCTGATTTTCAGCTGTTCAGCATGTTCCATGATGGGCTGTTCCTCGCCGGTGCGGTTGCCGTACTCATCTTTCACGGCGGCAAATCCGCTGCTGTTCTGATACCATATCGTCTTTTGATTGGCTTTCAGGTCGCGCATCAGCTGCCAACCTTTCCGATCGGAACAATTTCTTCCAACAACTGCTGCGGCACATCTTCGCTTCCCCATGTGCGGCTGATTCCGCTTTCACTGTGGCTGGTTTCGTATTCCGCGCCAAGTTTGTTGTACATTGCCAGAGCAATGCGGAACTGCAAATCGCGGTATCGCTCTTCCAGCTCACCGCCGCCAAAAGGATAACGGCGGGCCAGTATGACAGATTCCGCGCTGTCAAGCAGACCTGACAGCAGTTCTAAATCATCATCGCCTGTACGCTTTAGCAATCGTTCAAGACTTGTCATATTGTCACCCGCCGTTCATCAAACTTTCGGCTTTCTGCCCCGCCGGTGTTCTACCGCAGGGGGTGTTTCCGCCTTTTCGGTTATTACTTTCCCGTATTTTGCCATTTCGGCACTGTCCTGGTCGGCAATCTTCACCTTTTTCCCGGTCACGCAAAGCTCACCACCGTAAAACACTGCATAATCGGGAATCAGCCAGGTCATGCAGTCACCTTCATAACGGCAACTTCGTCCATCCGCTCAAAGCTGGGCAGCACGATCTCGGAGGCGTAGGTGTTTACGTTGACCGGATGCACGGTGGTTTCAACGGTAATGGCAACGCCGGTGTTCACAATGGCAACATCTGCCTTGCCGGAACCTGCCAGGTCGGCTTCCTCTGGGGTGGTGCCGTAAGCGGTCTTGCCCAGTGCGCCCTCCGGGATAAAGCTCACATAGCCGTCCGGAACAAACTTGTGGCTTGCGCCGCTCTCATCGGCATACAGCTTGTCGTAAATCACGATCTGAATGCCGGTAGTGGATGCGATAACATCTTTGGCTTCATCGTTGGTCAGGTAGCCCATGCTGCGGCCAGTTACGGTCAGCCAGCGATTCTTTACGGCATCGGTGGCTTTCATCAGGTTGAACGTGGTGGTGTTCATCACCATGTAAGCCAGGGTCACACCGTAATTGCTTGCCATCTTGTCCTTGATGGTCTGAATCTGCTTGAACGGGTCTGCGGTGGAAGTGGCAGTCCACATGTCAGTGGTGGTCAGGGCGGTGTAATTGGTGCCCTTCCACTTGCTGTCAGGGTCATAGTTGTAGGTGTAGTTCACGCCATTGGCCTTGATGGTAATACCCATTGCGCCGCCCTCCGGGAACAGCAGCTGCATGCGCATGCGTTCCGGCACAACGTCAGCACCGGCAATCAAATCCTGCTGGTCATCGTAAATGCGGTTGATGACATCCGCCGCATAGGGGTCATTGCTGCTCTGGGCACGCAGAATCTCCTGGCGGTCTTTTTCCTTGATCTTGTAGCCCTCGCGGAAAAACGGCATCTCGGTTTCTAGCTTGCTCACGCCGATGCGGTCACGGAAAGTGGCCTTTGCATCAAAAGCAGAGGGTTTCAGGGAAACAGGCAGGCCCTTGTGGCCCTTAATCCATGCCAGGTCAAGGCCAGCACGCTTTACAGAGGGGAACAAACCGCTGCCCAGGTACGGGATTGCGTTGGAAGCAGCTTCGGTATAGTTTGCCGCAATGATTTTAGGTGTAAAAAGTTCAGTAAGGTTCATGTTTTCACCTCCGTTATGCGTTCACGCCGGTATTGGTGCGCAGGATAATGGTATCCGGCAGGTCAGATTCTGCAGCAAGGTCGATACCGCTGTGTGCCTTTGCCTTTACTGCATCAATCACGCCCGCAACCAGCAGGCTGCCGTTGGGGTTTTCATCCGGGTCAACGTCATACAGCACAACGCCAACGCGGCTGTCAACTGTCAGTTTTTCACCAGCCTTTTTTGCGGTGGTTGTGGTAAACGGGATTGCGGTAAAATCATTGCTGGCCAGAATCTCAACTGCACCGGCAACATCCGTTTTCTTGAATTTCATGCTTTCACTCCTTACTTGTAATAATCCATGACTTTTGCGGCTGCCTCATTGGCCTGTGCTTTTGCCTTGCCGCTGCGCTTGGCAAATGCCATGTATTCGCTTTCTTCTTCGGTGCTTGTACCAGCGCCGCTGGGTCTGGGGCTGTTGCGCATAAGGTCTGCTTTCAGCTTGTCTGCAAGCACCTGATTGGCCTTTGCAGCATTGGCAAACACCGTTTCCATGTCGCCATCAAAAAGGGCTTCTGCCGTACTTTTGGCAAGTTTTTCATCGTAGCCAAGCGCAATATACTTGGCAACGTTTTTAGAAATGGTGTTTTCTTTCAGCAGTGCGTTATAATCGTTCTGCAACTTTTCCTGTGCGGCTTTGGCTTCTGCAGCAGCGGTTTCTTCGGCAGTCATTTTTTCTTTTAACTGCTTTTTGTAACTGCTGGCTTCGCTCATCACCTTGTCAAAATCTTCTTTTTTTACAAGGTTCTTTGTATCCACCGGGTCAGGCAGGTCAACGCCAAGCAGCGCCGTCACCTTGTCTGCATCGCTCATGTTTTCAAAACCGTCAATGGTGCTGGTGTCAAATTTCATTGGTGCCTCCGCGTTATTTTGTCGGCGTTCTCTCGCCCGTATTTGTGCGTTTTAGCGTCTTCTCTGACCTTTGCGTTTTAGCGTCTTCTCTGACGATCAAACAGGTGTCAGCCAACACCTGCATTTTCTGTGGGGTTTATCGGGGATATTATCAATCGGGTAAATCTCTCCGTTGCGTTCCCGGCAAACCTGGCACACTTTTTCATCCCCGGCAGTGTGCCACTGCACCTGTTCTACTCCGGCATCTGTAAATGCCTTGATTCTTGCAGAATCGGTCACGTCATCGGCGTATTGGTACGTCATATCGCTCCAATACCGCAATGCACGCCGGAATTCGTTCTTATGGTTTGTCCGGCTCAAAAGCCCCTCTTCCAGGTAGGCCCGCTTTCGGTCAATCTCGTGTTCGTACACATAGCCGGTAACGGCGCTGTATCCGGCAAGCAAGGCAAGCAGCCATGCCCTGTCGGGTTTTTCTTTGCCGTGAGCTTCGGCATCCTGGTAGCATTTTTTTGCCAGTTCTAAAAAGACTTTTTGATTGTCTTTGGCAATATCCTGGTATAACTGCTTGCAGGCGGGCATAACGTTCAATTCATCAAACTGCGTTATCTGCCGGGATGCTTTTTCAAACCTGCGTATCGCCCTGCGGTTCAGCAGCCTGATTGCGCTGTCCGTTGGTTTCCAGTCCATTGTCAAGCTCCTCATTCAGGCTTTTTTCAAGCTCTGCCTGTTTTTCCTCGTAATATTTCATGCCCTCCTGCAAGGCCATTTCATTGTCACGGAACGGGCCAAGTTCGCGGTATACCGTTTCCGGCGCGATCTTTTCACAGCCCAGGCCCTGAATAAATACCTGCATCTTGCTCTGGATGTCAGTCAGGTTGTTGCGGGTAAACTGTGCGTACACATCCCCTACATTCAGGCCAAGATTATTTGTTGTGTTGCAAATGGTCAGGAACACACGCAAGAACTGCCGTTCACTGCGCCGGAACATGTCTTCACTGTCCTGGGCGCGGCTTTCTGCGTCTTTCCAGCCATCGCGCATAATGGTTGCCTGCCCGGTATCGCTGGTGGAAGAACCGCCGTTGCGGTTCGGCATGCCACAGATGGTCAAAATTTTATCATGCAAATCATCCACAGCGGTCTGCACAGTAGAACTGTTCATCTCGCTGCTGATGCGATAAATTTTTGCAGGCATCCCCTGCTGGGAATCTTTGATTTTGATAAACTTACCGCCGCTGGCAAGCTGGCTGTACTGGCCGTCTTCTAAATCAACGTTCTGGAATACGTCATACGCATTTACAAAATCCTGCACGTTATCCACGCGGTTGCTTTCCAGCGTGTTAATACCATTCAGAAGCGGCAACACTACTTCAAACGCGCCCATTCTGGCACTGTTGTTGGGGTATTCCACAATCGGCACACTGCCGTACAAATGCCCAGACTGCCGGGTGATTTCCCCGCTTTTGATTTCAAAATATTCGCTGTCAGTGTAAACACCGTAATACTTGGCATCGTTTTCATCGTACTGTGTCAGCACACCTGCCATTGGCTTTTTGGTATAGCCGCTGTAGTAGATGACAAACGCTTCACGCGGGTCAAGGGTATAAATGCAGGCAGGGCTTCCCGCCTGTTCCGCTCCGGGGTCAGGCAGAACCATCCGCACGCCAAGCCCCGCAATGTGCATCCAGTCAACGATTTCTTTGTCCTTGCTCTGTTTGTCCTCATCTGACATCCAGCGGTTCAAATCAACCAGTTTGTTGTTGTCCGTCTTGCTGCCTTTTGCACCGATATACTGCACAGGGCCGGAAAGTAGAAATGCTGTTTTGAACGTCACAATCTCATTTGCGATGTTCACCGTGATTTTGTTGTTGATTTCCTCACGGACGATTTTTTCTTTTTTTCGGATATCCTGCTTGCCCCGGTAAACATCCCACAAATACTGGATTTCTCCCCGGTTCCTGTCGTGGGTGGCAATGGCAGTATTCAGCACCTTTACAACGTTATCTGCTGTAATTTCCTGCTCGTTTGTGGTGATAATCCGTCTACCGTGCAGACCCTCATCCGGCAGGATGTCAACAAGATCTCTTTCCAAGCTGTTCTCCTTTGCACAAAAACAAAAAGTGCCAGCCAAACCAATTAAGGTTCAGCTGGCACTTGGCACAGGGCACTTGGCACTTTATTTTTTCAGCGGCAAATGGATTTCAATGTTCCGTTTGCACGCTTTGCAATAGGGATAAATCGTTCCCTTTGCTGCTGTATCAACTTCCATCAGCTTCCGCTTGATTCCTGCCGCACCGCAGCACGGGCAGTAAACACTTACTCGCAATTTATCCCTTCTTTCAAAAATAACCCCGTTCCCGCCCTCCCGGTTTATGCTATGCCGGGCTCACCCATTGCAAAGTAGCAGGCTTTGCAACGTAACAGGCGGCATCCAGTGCTATGCGCGTGATGGTACGCCTGTTTTTGATTTCCTCTATTTATATCCCGCGTAGGAAATCACAACGCGGCATCCAACCCGTTTTATATCCCGTCTACTGGTTTACGGTTTCTGCTTTGATGTAATGGGTTCCGACGATGCGTAACTGCGTCAGTAACGGTGTCCGCACAAGCAGATGTCGAGCGGTTTTTTAGATATCACCGCTGGGTCATGCTATCTATCGCGTTTTGCCTGCGCCGGGCTTTCACCGGTGGGAGCGACCCAACAATAGCAGTCAGCAGGTCTCGAACCTGCAACGGCACCAACAGGCGCTGCTTTTCCAACGTTATTAAGCTATGACTGCGTATAAGCAAATTACAGTCAAGTTAAAATTGCACGTTTCACGGTTGCATTTTTACAACTTGCGCGAAACTTAAAACTAAACCGCAACTTACCGGCGTAAATGTCGGGAACATATCATCAAAAGCCCTGCATGGGACACATCAAAGAGAGGTGTGCAGGGATTGCCTAACAGGGAACTTCAGTCTAGCGTCCCGGCTGAATCTTTTACCTGTATCATCGGCCTTGGAGCTGCCAACTGGACTTGAACCAGTAGCCTGCCGCTTACAAGGCGGCTGCTCTACCATTGAGCTATAACAGCATGTGCGGTTCCTGCTTTTCACAGGCTTTGTCATCGTTTGTGGGGGAAGCCGCACCGCCCACACAGCAAGGAGCTACCTTGCTTCTGGTTCCGTATGGTGGCCTTGCACCCTCCGCCGCGCCGTTGCTTCGGAACGCAGCGCCCTTATATGGCTATACGGTATATATCGCCTGCCAAGCGCTTGACATCCTGGCAGGCGCAGCGGACAAGGTAAGCCCTGTCAGGCTCTATGTGGCTGATAACGGCCCACATAGTGCCGGTTGTGCGCCGCAGAGCGCACTCTGGTGCCGCCAGCAGGGGTTGAACCTGCAAGCACCCGGTTATGAGCCAGGAGTTTTGCCATTAAACTATAGCGACACAATAGCTGGCATTTCAGCCAGCAGGAGAACCATATTTAGGGCGGCGCATATGCAGGACGCTGGTTCCGTACCCCAGGAGGTATGAACAAAATGTTCATAAGAAAAGAGCTAAACTATAAAGCCTTTCCATTTACTATTATACTATAAAATTCACATTTTTCAAGCACATTAACGTTGTTTTTTCACCAAATTCTTGTACCAATTTCAACTTTGCCCGCATTTAGGCCTTGAGCGTATTGTGCAAGCATGGCAAATGCGTCCGGCACGTCATCATGTCTGTTTTTCCCTGCCATTGTGTACCCTGTTAAAAACGACAAAACACGCCTGTATTCCTTGTTATTCTTGATAACAGAATTATCTTTGAACAGGCAGTGTTCCATCACCCAGGGGGAATTTACAATGATTTTGGTTTCCTTGTTTGCGGTGGTGTACCTGGTCACAATCCTGGTTATTCCGCCGTGTGCCTTTACTTCCTGCTGGCATTTTTCTGCCACTTTGCCGCCTGCGCTGTTGCTTTCAAACTGGGCCAGCTGAACCTTGTGTTTCACAAGAACCATCCAGAGCCGCGTTTCTACCACGTCCGGTGCGCCGTTATCGCAAACACATTCCTCAATGTAAAAATCATCCCCGTATTTGTATGCAACGGGCAGAACCGCATAGTCAGAACCTTTTTCTTTGGTATCGCATACTGCAATAATGGCTTCCGGCGCTTTATCCGGCAACTCAAAGTATCTGCGCAGCTGATCTTCCGGGTACAGCTGCCCTTCCCGTTCAATCGGGCTTGTCATAAACAATGCACGCCAGCTGGCATCATCCATTGATTCACGCATGTCAATATAAAACTTGGTGCTGAACCCTACCCCGTTGGCATAATCAAAATTGCTTTTTTCGTCCTCGTTCAGGGCAGGCATGTGCAAAAATTCAGCCCTGGGGTTGTTTTCGTTGTTGCGTTCCAGCCTGTCCATCGGGTCATGCAAACTCCAGGGTGTGGCAATGTGCAGTTCCCGGCATTCACCAATTTTGCGCTGTCGCAAATCCGTTGTGTATAGCTGCCACAGCTTATCCATGCGTTCCCGGCTCATGGCTTCCTCAATACCGCTTACAAGGTCATCGCAGTATAACAGCTTTTGCGCACGCACCTTGCCCGCATTGCCGCTGCCGATAGAAGAAAATTCCAGTGTGGCAAAGCGCTTTGGCTTGTACATGTCTATCATCATGTCCTGTGCATTCGTTCTGGCAATGCACACGCCGGGGAACACGTCTCGCCACAAATATTCCCCGCCTTTTGCCATAATTCGCAGGCATTCATCGTACACGCCGCGCAGAAATGCGTTGCTGTGGCTGCCACCTAAAATCGGCATGTCGGGGTTCCGTCCGGCAAGCCATGTCAGATAAAAAATGGCAGTTGTACTTTTCCCGGTGCCGGGCGGCATCATGATTCCTGCAATGTCCAGTTCCCCATCTTCCAGTTTTTGCAGGGTGTTTACCATCCGAATCAGCTGTTTTCGGCGCGGCATATAAAACCGGCTTTTGGGGTCACGGTCAAGTTCAATATACTGGCAAAAGGAATCAAAGTTATACGGAGCATTGAACAGCAGCAGATTCCGGTTCAGCTCAATCAGGTCATTGCAGCGCGGCAGCGTACCCAGCTTATTATGCAAATCCACACTCAGCTTGTGCGCCTGCTTGAAGTTTTCTTTTTCCAGTTCCCGGATCGCAGCAAACGCATAAACTGCTTCGTCCGCTGTCTTGGCTCGCATTGTGCTCTTTTTTGCAATTTCAAAAATTTTCAAAATAAAAAAGCGCCCTCCCTCAAATTTGAGAAAAGGCACTTGGCACAGGGCACTTGGCACGGTATTCAATTTACCACTCGATAAGCTGAATTAACTGGTTATACCGTAAGGACATGCAAATCCCAATAAAGAAAAATATCCTGCCAATCAAATTTTCATCTTCCATTCCTCCTGCGGTTATTATACCATCTCGCCTTATCAGGTTCAATTTGCATGTTGTACAAACTATTCTTTGTTTTTTGTAGGGGCCTTTTTTGATTTTGAAATTTTGCGGTTTTATTGTGATTCGTTTCTATAGCTCAGAGACGGAAAGGACTTTGGCGTGAAGGTCTTCACGCTTGACGGTTATTTCTTGTTCTTTTTGTATTCGGCCATTGCGTCTGTCAGGCGCTGTTCCCAACCGGCGTTATCGTCTAAAAATTTATTGTAAAGAATTTCTTCGGCTTCTTTTCTGGCAGCGGCTGCGTCTTTTAGATTGGTGAAGAAGCCAAGGTGAATGCGCTTACGCTTAAAGTTAATATATGCTTTGTAGGTGCCTTTTTTGGTAAGCGCAACACCGTTTACCCCGGTTCTAGAGTTTTTATTTACTGTTCCGTTTATGCGCGAACGAATTTTTGACAAGTCGGTTCCATCCACGTTTACGACTTTTCTGGTTATTTCCAATAGTTCTTTTTTGTCTCGTTCGCAATGACCACAGAATTGTAAGTTCTTTATGCTTGACAACCGCGTTGTGAATTCGCGCCCACACTTGGGACAAATTGCAATACATCTGGTACAGGTGCCGCTTTTTTCCTTATCAACAATCTTTTTTATAAAAAAACCGTTGACTATTTTGCCTTCATATTTTTCTTTTGAATTTTTAGTGTTTGCTTCTAATTTAGTAAGCGCCGATCTTGCATACCCACATTTTTTGCATGATTTACTTTTTCCGCTAATGAGTGAGTGCCCGGAAACATCAGAAACAGTTCCGCAAGAACAACGGCATTCAAGATATCCTTTTTTCGCTTTTGCCGGGTCCTTAGAACGGCCAATAACAGTCCACTGATCAAAAACAGTGTTGGGTGCAATTTTTAATTTTTGAGGCATTGTGGTTTACCTTTTTATTTCTGAAAAGCTTTGATTTCATCGTCTGCGCTACGATCCTGGCTATCGTAAACGCTCGGCAATTTAGGGGCATTGGGGTTAGGGACTTCTTCTTCTGGGGTTGTTTCCGGTTCGGTTTTACCAATGCCGATGGCTACAAGTTCCAGAGGGGCTTCCAGAGCATCAGCAAGCTTACGCAGAACATCAATGCGCGGGATAGACTGGTTGTTTTCAATGCGGAAAATTGTGTTTTTGCTGACACCGCTTTTTTCCGCCAGTTTTTGTAGGGAGATACCCTCCAGATTGCGGACAACCTTGAGCATATTACCCTCTCTCCAGCAGGTACCGATTGTCGCACGGGCCAGAAGCTCAAATTCATGCAGATCTGCGATTCTGGTCTTGGCGATCGGGTATTTCCCGCTGGCGGCAACAATAGCAGTCATTACATCCAGAACGGCTTTGCCTTGAGGATAGAGTTTAGAGGGCACTTTAATTACACGCTCATTAGCAAGGGTATGAAATTTTTCCATGCCGGAAAGGATTGTTTTGCTTTGCATGGCGCTAATGTGATTGAGGTAGTAATCCGATACACAGGGTTCTTGATACTCGATTGTAACATCATCAAGAATTTTGCAGCACGCGATGAAATAACCCCACAAGCTGGACATTTTTTCCTGTTCTGTATTACCCATAGGTTTGATTTCCATGTTTATTCCCTCCTGATTTGCTTTTTAGATTAACCTTATTGTACACATTTATGGGTACGAATACAATAGGCAGGTTGCACAAAGTTATGCCCAAGAATGTGTACGCGGTTATTATTTGGTTGACGGGATTGATTTTTGTTGAATTGCCGGCATGTGGGGTGTATACTTTGGAGGTTTTGAAGATCTTAAACTTTTGAAGAGACTTTTTGATTTTTTTGGGGTTTGAATTCGGGAATTGGGGAAAGGGACTTTTTTATTTTTTCGGGATTGGAGGGACTAACCCCGCGCCCTTCGGCCTGCCAAAATCCCCCTCCGGTATACTCCGCCGATCATGTACAAAAATGCCGGGCAGAACGGAACACCCTGCCCGGAGACAATAAAAAAAGCGCCCAGGCCATACGGCCCAGGCGCTCCGCTATATTGATTAAAAATGGCGCATCACGCCAAAAATAATGATAAAAGGAGAAGCTAACAGGGACAAAACAACCAGCATATAAAACACCCCCTGCAACTATATTTTACACAATATCCCGCGCTATTGCAATAGCTCCGGGCAATAATCAGCCCGCGGCCCCGCTGCAGGTGATCCCCCTCTTGGCCATCGCGGTATCAAAATATTCCGCTTTTGTGGCCCTCCAGTTCTCGGCCCATGCAAGGGCGGCGTTTTGCGCCCAGTACGGCACGCCCAGCGCGTCGCACCGATCCATGCAAAAAGACATATCATTGCGGATCGCTGGCATCTCGGCATCATCCGCGCCGAACCTCTCAAGAGTATAATAATACTCGGCGCACCAGTGTGCAAGGCCTTCCAGCGCCCCGAATTGGCGATTATTAGCTTGATAGATCATGTTATAACCCCCTTAACCGTCTGCTGTTTTCCTGCCCTCTCTCGTGGGGCTGGCGGGTTTCACTTTTTGCGCCCAGGGCGCGGGATCAGAACGCGGCGAACCTGGCCGGAACGACCGGCGGCGGGTGCAATCTGTTTTGTGGGGAGGTGTACCGGCTCCCGTTGGGCTTATGCCAGCGCCCCGGCGGGCTGGCGGCCATTGTTTGCGATGGGTGCGCGTTGTGAGTTCGTGCCGGGCTTGTGATCGTGTTTATTACCCATGAGCGCCCACCCCTTGCAGGGTGGCCGGGCTTGCACCGGCGGCGCGTTATGCGTCGGCCTTGCGGGCGGTGGTGGGCTTACTGCTTGCTTGCCAGATACTCCGCCGGGATGATCTCGCCATGTGCACCAGTGCGCGGCAGATGATACCGGCACACGTTCGGGCGATCCTGCAAGGGCCACAGGCTAACGCATGGCCACTTGACCCCGGCGGCCCGCTCTGCATCGCACAAAGCCTTGTACACGGCTTCTCGGCGGGCGATCTCTGCCCAGTCCGGCGCGAATGTATCCCCGCGCATGTACTCGGCTTCGGTGTCTCCGCTGTGGAACCCATCCGCAAAAACCCGATACCCTGCCAGGTTGGGCAGAACCTCCACCGCGTCAAAGTGTGCCCCGATCTCATCCAGCAACTCCAGAATGCCCGCCGGGGTGTACTCGCGCCGCTTGCTGTCACGCTCTACAGGGAGCCGCCGCAGGTTGTAATCATCCTTGCCAATATAATGGCAACTGTCTACATACAGCCGCCCGGCGGTCTTATTCATCCCGCTCAAGATCTCCAGGTACACCGCGCGGCCCTTGTCATCATGAAACATAGTGCGGAGACGGCAGTTCCCGCGCAGCTCTTCGGCAGTGTCGCAGCACCCAAACGAGCCCGCGCCTTCAAAATACAGTTTCTTCATTTTTATACGCTCCTTCATGTTTTTTTGCTTTGGTAGTGGCGCGGGGCTGCTTTACGGTGCAACCCTGCTAGAGTGTCCGGCTTGCTGGTTATAGCTCGGTTACAAATACCTCTGTATCATCATCTGGCACAAGCTCCCCATCATCGTTATACTTGCACCGCGCGCCCTCTTCCCCGGTGCCCTCTGCCATGTCGATGCAATACTGTACATCTTGCACCGTGTAGGCATCCTTCTCCTCATCGTACGGGAGCGCGCCCGCGTTGAAATACTCTCCCGCCCAGTCCGGGCCGTACCCGGTGCCGTTCCAGGTCATGATGTTGATCTCCACCGTGCGCTTGCCGTCTGTGATTTTCATTTCTCTTACCTCCTGCCCTGTGGGCTGTTTTCTTTTGATGTCTATATCATATCACCGTTAACGGTTATTGTCTATTGACATTTTGCACAACGTTAACGGTGTTTTTGTGGTTGTATTTGTACGTTTACGGTTATAACATATTATGGTATAATGAGAGCACGGAGGTGATCGCATGGCAGTTACAGAGGCCCACACGCGGGCCAGCGTTAAATATAATAAGGCGCGTGATAATATAATGATACGTCCCGATAAGCCGGAGGGCGCACAGATCCGCGCGGATGCAGCCGCCGCCGGGCAGAGCTTGCAAGCCTATATCTTGCAGGCCTGCCAAGAGCGGCGGGAGCGCGATGCAAGCAAGTAACGCCCCATCTGGAACCCGGCGGGCAAAGTCGAACGAAAGTCGAATCGGTTTGAAAGTCGAATGAATTTCAGCGCTTCCGGCATCCCCGGCGGCGCTTTTTTATGCACTTTTGTGCTTTTGGGCTGTTTCCAAAATTTAATACGCGTTACAACGTCAATTTGATGTTCGCTAAACAATGATTTAGCGAAATATGCACCCAAAAGGCACATTTTGCCCAGCTGGGGCCGTCCTGGGGAGCATCCGCCGGGCCGGAAGGTGCTGCGGTTAGGGTGCGCCGTTTTACACCCCGCTGCCAAAGTCGAACGGGTTTGAAAGTCGAACCAAAGTCGAAACGCTTCCAAAGTCGAAGGGGCATCCCCTGCCTGAAAGTCGAATGATTTTGCGCGAAAAAATCTCCGGCAAAGTCAAATTGGGTTTGTATTATGTACTTTTGTTTCATGATTCAGGTATATACCCCGTGTTTTTGACCATTTCGCATGAAGATTTGTTTCATGTTGAAGGATACTTTTTAATGATGACCGCTTGGCGTTTCGTTTATCCCGCCTTATTTTCTTCCCTTTGTCTTTGGTTTCCCCGCTTTTCTGGGTTTGCCCTTGCCTTTACCAGGCATTTCCGCGCTGATTTTAGGCTTTACTATGGCATTTAAGCGGATAGCGCGTTTCTTTGCGTGGTTATAGGCATAATAAAAGAGCACCCGGCAGTTTGTTTATATGCTGCTAGATGCTCTGTTTTCGTTTATTCGGTTTCTTTTGCTTGTTTCTTTTCCCTGCGTGGCTTTGTTTGAACCGGTTCTATCAGTTGCTCCGGCTCTTTGACTTCCTTAAAGTCGTCTATCTCTACAAAGTCGGCGCTGAATCTGTCTTCTATTTCCTTGCGGGACATGTTTTCGCCTAGCGGGTCTTTTGTTGCGGTTATAATCTCTTGCTGATCCTGGAAGCCGTCAAAGTTTTTCTGCCAGAACAGCCCTGTTACCGGGTTGATTGCGCCATCCTGCATCAGCATTTCCCGGTACATGCCGCATACACGCTTTATTTCCCTCGCGAATTCCTGGTATTCCTTTTGCGATCCGCGCCGTCTCCCGCTTTCCCAGTCGTTTACAGTGTTTTTATCTACTCCCATAGCCGCATATGCCGCCATGTTGCCCACTTTCATGTTATACTGGACACATAGATTAATATAGTCATAAAAGCGTTTTCTGAGGGCTGACAGGTCGTTTGTGCTTATTTTGGGAAGCTGGGATATCACAAGCAGAAACTCAATGCGCCTTTGGTTGCCTTCCGGCACATTATCAGGGTCATTATCAATCATGATCGGGCTGTTTCTTTTGGTTGCCCTGCTTCCCATTGTCCTGTGCCTCCTTTATCCGGCTTATGGCCGTTTTATAATAGTCGGGGTTCCTCTCTATCCCGATGAAGTCTCTATTTGTGTTGATACAGGCTACTCCGGTTGTTCCGCTGCCCATGCAGTTGTCTAATACCGTCTCGCCTGAGTTTGTGTACGTCTTAATCAGCCATTCTTCCAGCTTTACAGGCTTTTGGGTGGGGTGCAATCCCTTTTCCCTTGGGAATTTCAGGATTGTTGTGGGGTTCCGCTTGCCATCACTACAGTCTGTCAAGATCCCATCACGAAACTTTCCCCAGTTTTGGGAAGCCGCCCGCCTTTGCCCCCCCCCTATTCTTATAGGGCTTTCCGTCCACATATTGCTTGTTATAGGTCGGCTGGTGCTTATAGAATATCTGGATGCTTTCATGCGCTTTCAGGGGCTTTCGGTTTGCGTTCAGAAAGTCGCTACCGTTTTCCTTTACCCATATCAGCTCATACCGATACAAGTTTTTCCCAGCGCTTACAAGAGCCGCTGTAAATGGCATATCGCTGTGCAGTGCTATAACGCCATTGCTTTTGATTATGCGCCTGTATTGCGCCCATAGCGGCTCCAGCGGGATGATGACATCCCATTTGTTCCGCGTTGTACCATAGGGAAGGTCGCACAAAATCATGTCTATACTGCCTTCTGGTATCCCCTTCAAGATGTCCATGCAGTCTGCGCAGTATAGTTTCATGTGTCCTCCATATAGCAAAAGTGCCAGCCGAACTTTCAAGTTCAACTGGCACTTGGCAATTAAGCACTTGGCACGCTATTCCTTATTGATATTATAGCATATTATGCGCTAATATGCAAGTTTTTTATTTGCCGGTGCTACCAAATCCTGCGTTTCCGCGTTCTCGCTCCGGCAGTTTATTGCATGGGTAAAAGTCGAAAGGTTCCACCCTGATAAACACGATTTGGGAAATTTTATCCCCAGAATGGACTTTATAATCAGTTTTTCCGTGATTATAGAGCTTTACGCAGATGCTCCCGGTATATCCTGCATCGATCACACCTTCGTTTGTCAGATCATGCTTAACATTCAGGCCGGATTTGCTTTTCAGGAACCCCGCATAGCCCTGCGGAATGTCAATGTGCACGCCGGTATCAATTACAGCGCTTCCGTTCGCCGGAATCATCACATCAACAGGGCTTTTCAGGTCTGCACCTGCATCCCAGCCAAAATGTGCGTATTCCGGCATGTATGCGCCGTCATCCAGCACAACAGCAACCTGTTTGTACACAGTATTGCAGCTTTTGCAGCAGTTATTTCCCATTGTTTCCTCCTTTCAGTTGCTCAAGCCCAGAATTGCGAACATAAAGCACGGCATAATCATCCATGCCCAAACTCCGCTTCCTGTGATGCGCACCATATAGGCGATGAATGCCAAAGTCGCAGTCAGTGCAAGCGCGTTGCCGATACTTTTCATATGTTCCTCCTTAAATATTGTGTGCCAGAACCGCTTTTCCGTAAGTCGTGCCGTCTTTATCGGCAATCTTAAGAACGTTGTTAATACTCACTTTAGGCGGCTCCCTTTTGCTGTGTGCCGCCATCTGCGGGCTGCCATATCTTCCTTCTTTTCGACACGCTTCGCACTTCTTTTCGTTCTTTTTTCTGGCAAAAACCCTCCCACACCATTCACATTTGACAAACGATTGCTCATCGCGTCTTGCGTTTTGCAGTGCAACAGCAGCTTTATGGTGCTTTTCCTTGCATTCCGGGCAAAGCCTGGTTTTTGCGCTTCCCTCAAATTCCTTTTTGCATTCAGTACAAATCTTAACCATTTATTCGCCCCCATGCGTGTGATCCATGTAAATTACCGGCTCTTGGTTATCTTCCTCAGCTGCAGCTCTGCCAACGGACACGCCGATGGAATAGGCTCCAGCAATCAAAATTGTGACAATCGCGGTGCCAAGAATCGAAAGGAAAATGTTCATTTTTGCTCCCTCCAAAGCCCTGAAATTTGTTTGCAGCACAGTGCAAACAGGTAGATCGGCAATGCGCCGATAAGCATCGCGCCCGGTGCTGCAACGAATATCAGAGCAAGGCATTTGATTGTATAGATGCAGTTTGCGTCAAATACTGTCATGCGTCTTTCCCTCTTTTTTCACTTTCCATACCGCATATAGAGCATCCATTACTCGCTGTCCTTCCGGCGTAGCGGAATCGAACGGTAAATGCGCACTGATACATGCTTTCCTGATTGCTTTCAGCGCATCGCCGCGCCGAATCAAATCGTTTGCATCACCAAAATCTGAAATATTCGGCACGCCGTTAAAAGAAATGCACTTGCTGTTTACTGGGTCAAAAAATGTTTGGTTCATTCTTCCCTCCGAAGCCACTTGATAGCATCTTTCACGCTGTCAAACTCCAAGCACTGGGTATCATACTTGCTATTGTTGCAAGCTAGCAAAGTAATCCCAAGTGTCCCGTGCTCCAGCGACAGATACAACCCTCTGTGTTGTTTGGGATGTTTAATAACATCGTCCATCCCAGAATAATCAACGATTTCTATTATCTTGTTCATTTGCCATCCTCCTTTAATCGCTGTTCCCAGCGCTCATGCTTTTTGAGTTTCATCAGCATGACACAATTAAGATAATTAGGCCCTTTGCAATCAAGATATTCGGTCACGCAAAGCATCACGTCTGCAATTTCTTCCTGCAAAGCATCATAGCATTCGTCAATGGTTTTAGGCGTTGGGTTTTCACCGCGATACTTCCGCGCGGTTTTCAACGCTGCTTGCGTAAGTTCTGAACACTCTTCTGCAAGCTGTTCAAGAAATGCAGGCTCACCGATTCTTTCTACTATCGTTTTGGGCTGTTCTTTCGGCTGGCTTGCGCCTGGAATCGGGCAGCCTATTGTTGTATTCATTCGGATACCTCCTCTACATATGCCATGCTCTGGCGCAGATTGAGCGATTTCGGATTGAGAATGCAAGCCGGGGCGACGGAATAATCGTAGTACGCACAGAGTTCGTTAAACTGCCCCGTAGTGTACACGATACGAACGCTGCTAGCGTGACCCGTGTCAGAATCCTTGTCACCGCAACGCCAAGGCGTGGCCGTCCACACCCAACTGTCGTAGTGCGGGATTGAATCACGATACTTGCGGTACTCGTCACAGGTCAGGATAAAAACAAAGTCATGTACAGTGCCGTAAGCTCTGTCGCCGTTGTCTGCAACAAGGTCAACGGTATGCGACAACAGACTTTTCCTCTTGAAAAAAGCGTTCGCCATATCAGATAGAATCACACGTACATTACTGGTGCGGTAGTTATTCCAGTTGCCTTTCTCATCGGCAAATTTATCACTTGGACAGAACTTTACATCTTTTGCCCACGGCTTTGCCATAATAGCCAGCACGCCGCCGTCAGGGTGGTGTGGGTCAAGGCAGACCCACTCGAAGCCTTTGAACATGAAGTGCTCGCCGGGACGCAGGGTTGTGATGTTAGTCATTGTTCGTTACCTCCGTGAGCCAATATTCGCGGCGGCAGTCGACACAGTCACTCAGTGTTGTGCATTTACTGCAAAGGCCCTTTTCAATGCTACAAGGACGGATGGTCAAAGCGCCATATGTATCTATTTGGGCATCTGGAAACATCTTCAAAAACTCGCTCTGGCGGGTCTTAACGGGGTGCTCTTTCGCCCACTGCTCGACAATCTGCACAGCCTTTTCCACGTATTCGATTGTATCCATGATACAGCAACAATTTTCTTTGTCTTGCAATGGGCATTCAGAACAACTGTCTTTGCTTCTGCACAATCTGTATTGGGTTTTCACATATTTAACTGCGTCCATAGTCTCACTCCTTACCAATCTGCATTGATAACTACAAAATCTCCGTTTTCTATGGCACAATCTACAAGCTCAGCAATGATTTCCCAGTTGTATAGTTCGTATACTTTGGCAAACGCAGCAAGCCGTTTTGCCTGTTCAGTTGTTAGTGTCATGTCTTTTCCGTAAAAATCGCGTTCCGGCTCTTTCTCTCGTATTTCATAGGGCACATAATAGCCGATTTTTTCGAGATACTCTTCCCAGACACGGCCACAAGAATCTACCTGGTCGCGGATTGTGCCTTTGATTGGCTTGCCGCAGTGCGGGCATTTTTCCGTATGGCAGCGGCAGACTGTAATATCAAGTCCCATTGCGATTACTCCTCATCCATAAGCTCATAGTAAATTTTAGGCTTGGTTTCACACATGTTTTTCACATTCTTTTCATTGCGGACTTTTGCGCTTCTTTCAGCAGATTTTCACATTCCGGGTTCTTGAAAACCTCCCATCGCAATGAGTGAATGTCCCGCTTCTCTTTCGTAAGACCGGTTTGAGCAATCGGCTTCTGCAAAAGCCTGGAACAGATATACTCTTTGCAAATCAAAGGCCGCACAGAATAAACATCGCACTGTTTTGTGTGCTCATTGCGGAATGGGCAGCTTAAATCCGGCCCGCCCTTTGTTTCCAAAAAAGAGCGCTTATTTTCCTGCAAGTGGTGCTTTCTTGCATAATCTCGCAGCCGTTTAATTTCGCCTTTCGTGAGCGGGAGAAGATCAGCGCAGCATTCGCCGCACCCGCTGCAATGGCCGTCAATGCAGTTATTAGAGCAAATACCGCTTGCATTCAGCATCGCGGATGCTTTACCAGCCAACTTATTGAACAAAGTCATTCGGCCTTCCTTCCCATTCATCGCATCCGTCATCCCAAAAGTCGGCGCAATGCGGGCTGTCGGCGTTGTAACACACACCATTGAACGGTTCATTCCATCGGCAAGTGCTGCAACATTTATCCATATTTTCAGGCGTTTCAAAGCTCATAATTGCTCCCCCGTTTCAGCCACATCAACCCCGATGTTTTGCAGCGTAACCTGCGCCCATGTGTCTGCCAGCTGGTCAACACGGTAGCTGGAATACTTTTCCGTCACAGGGCCGCTCATGGCGTTCTGGATTTTAACCAGCGTTGACGGCTTCAGTCCCACCTGATAGCAGGCCAGTAGGCACAAATACAGTGATCGCAGTGCAATATCCTGCCGCTCCTTCATCACTTCCTCATGCACCCTTGCGATTGATTCAGCTTCAAGCTTTGCAATATAAGCTTCCGCCTCTTTCTTGTAACAGGCCGGGAGCTGTATTTTGGCTTTCATGTTATCTCCTCCTGTGGCCCGGCAGGCCGTGATTCCTCACATCCCGCCGGATTTTGTCTCCCCTGAGCACATCCGCTTCGTTCAGTGCTTGCGCCTGCATGCGCTGCTTGCTGATGTCATCCATCTTGGCACGGTATGCCAGATACTTTCCACAAGTGCTGTGACATAGCGTGTGGCGTTCCGGGCAGTGCTCGCATGGGGCGGATAGTGTTCCGGTCATTTTTTATTCTCCGTTCCTGATGTAATTTCCCCATTGTTCGGCCATTGCTTCAGCGATGCCAGGAAAAGTTTTGCTTCTGACTTTTCCCGAACGGCTGATAGTATCTTCCCACGTCCGCGCCTTTCCGCTCGGTAGCCTGCCAAACAATAATGCGTTGTCAGGCTTTGGAAGCCCTGTTCCATGTAGCACTGGAAGATTAACCAGCCAAAGCGATGTTGCTTTTGTAACGTAATTTTCTGTATCTTCTGTAGATTTTGCGAACATATATGGGTGAATCGTTTGGTCTGGTTTTCGATACGCCGTGTTCATAAATCCTATGGGATTTTCGATCGCTATTCGCTCTGCGTTTGCTGCGAAAAATCGCATAAAAAATACCGCGCCTTTTGCCCTCTCAACCCACCGTGCAACCACCTTTTCTGGTGCTGTGCACCTTAGAGAAAAACTACGCGTTGCAACATTGCTAAGATATGTGCAAGGCGGGTGTGCAATCAGCAAATCCCATTTTCCAATATCGTGCGTTTTGCCGTCCATTGTTACGATTTGCCCCCCCCCCAATAGCTTTCAGGGCATCGCCCAAGATGTGCCATTCCGGGTGTCCGCCTGACGGTTCCTGAATATCGCAGCTGTACGCTTCAAATCCTCTGGCACGGAATGCCTTGCAGACGGTCTGGGATTCTTCACAGGCAACAAGAACTTTGTATGTCATTTCACTCACTTTCCATGTTTCCACCTTTCCATGCTTCCATACAGTTCACAAATGATTGCTTTTCTAATTCCTCTTTCCCATAGTTGGGTGTTTCAGGCACGTTTATAACGCGTTTTACGCGCGGTTTGCTCACGGTGATACTTTTCTTGGGCAGCTCGTATTCGACTGCGCTATCCGGGTATTTGCGCACGAATTTCACCAAACTTGGGTATTCCTGCGCCATAGCCAAAAGTTTACGTGATAGTTTCCGGTTCATCGTGTACACGTTGGCGGTTTTCTCTGCATCGTTTTATGTAATAATCGTTTCTCTTTCAGATAGTGGAACAACCTTCTTTTTCGTTTCCGGCATTTATTATTCCTCCAATTCCTCAATCGTTATTTCAGTTCGCGGATTGTCTTTGTCGTACTTCACCCGGCTTCCGTCAACCGATTCGATGATCGTGTAATTATCATCCGCAAGGATTCTGCCTTTCACAAGCAGGTCATGGGCAGCTTCCAAGCAGTTTGATACGTCACATTTTCTTCTGGTTTTCATGTAGAACACTGTCACAACGCGACAGCGCCCCGCCAGCGGGGTTTTCGGCTTTGGGGCAAGAAAGTATATGGCTTGCTCTTCGTAGCGCTTATAGGCGCTGCTAGGGGCTATGAACGGAATTCCCGTTTTTCGATTCACCAAAATGCGTTGTGAGTTCTTTTTCGTGACCGGCGGCAACGGGATGGTGTACTTGTAGATCAAATGCCTTCCTCCCGTGCCTTTGCCCGGAATTCCGCTGCTTTCAGCTTCCATTGTGCTGCGTCATAAGCGCACTTCATCAACTTCTCGCCGTATTTTTCCATTTCCCGGTCAAGTTCAATCGTTTTTTCTGTGCAAGTCTGTGCAAGCTGCATGTACAATTCACGGTTAGTCAATGTTTGTCACCTCACAAAATAGATGGAACGGCTTCACCCACGCAAAATCAAGCTGTCCGCAAGCGCCGTGCCTGTTCTTGACGATCTCAATCACGGTATCGCTTTCGCTTGGCGGGTCTTCTTCCCGCTGTTCTCGCAATTTGGTGTAGTGTTCCGGGTTAATGGCAAGAATCATGTCTGCATCGTGTTCAATGGTGGCGGAGCCGAACATGTCGGACATCTTGATAAGTCCCGTGTCGGCGGCTCTCGCAGCCTGTACAAGCTCAATGATGCAGATATGATATTTCATTGCCAGCTGCTTTAATCCCCGTGTAAGGGCCGCTAATTCGTCATTGCGCTTTTCTTTGGCGTTCGGTGGTGCCACAAGTCCCAGATGGTCAATGACAACTACTTCCGGTTTTCGCTCCTTGATGGTCAGTTCAACGTCTGCAAGGCTGGTCAGGCTGGAATCATCCAGAATCAGCTTGTACCGCCTTTTCAGGATTTCTGCATCCTCTGCAATCTTGCTTTCTTCCTCTTCGGTCAGCGCATGATTTGTGATGCGGATGCTGTCGATCTGTTCCCATCGGGAAAAGATTGCTGTGTAAAGCTGTTCCCGGCTCATTTCCATTGACTGGTACAGCGTCAGGCAGGTTTGCGATATCTGCGCCGCCATTTGCAGGGCCAGTGTAGATTTGCCTTTGCCAGGCCGGGCGGCAATCACTGTTACGCCGCTTCGTACAAGTCCGCCGGTCAGTTTATCCAGCGTTCCAAAACCCGTTTGGATGTTGTCATTCGGCTTTTTCAGCCATTGCAGGAAGTCCTCTATGCCATCAGCAAAGTCCTTTGCGCTGCGCTGGCGCTGGTGCTCCATGATGTGCTGCTGCTTTTCCATCATGGCGGCAACCGCGCCGAACATTTCATCCGCGTCTGCATCCGATGCCACAAGTTCGCCCATCTTGGCAATCATCAGCCGCTTCCGATATCCATCCAGGACACAGTTGATGTAGGTGTTAAACCCGCTCACCGATGGAACTGTCTGGGCGCATTCGTAAGCAATCGCCTTGATGTTTTCTTTGCAGCGTGATATTATCGATACTGCATCCGCCCGTTCCCCTCTGCGATCAAGCTCCTTGCAAAGCAGGAAGATATCACCCAGGTCTTTGATGCTGAACATCTGCGCTGTCAGGCTTTTGAACGCTTCGCTTTGCCGGTCAGGCTCTATCAGCATGATGCCAATAATGGCTTTTTCCGCAACAGCTGTATTCATTTGCCTGCCTCCTTCCACCCAATGAGTTTGGGAACAACGCCGTTAATCAGATCTTCCCGTGTGTATTCCCGGTCATAGATAGGAATCAGGTCTTCAGACTTGCGGGGTTCAGCAGGCGGCTGCGCTGTTTCGTCTTCCCAGCGTTTTTGATTCAGCCAGGTAGCAGGATACGGAATATACTTGCCGCTATCTTTCTGCCACTGCTCTGTGGTCTTGAGGTATTCAAGGCTTTTCAGGATAGCGGACAAGGTAGATTCGTCAGTAACAAGCTTTTCAAATTTCTTGCGTGCATCTGCCTTGCCTGTTTTCTTGGGATAGGCTGACCAGAAAGTGTCAAATCGAGGAGAAATCGCGTCAACCCCTTGGGGGGTATAGGGGGTATTCTTAACTTCTTTATTATTCTTTATATAAGGGTCTGTGTTAGCACTGTGTTGGTTCTGTGTTACCTGTTTGTTAGATTCTGTGTTAGTGCATTGGTAATCACTGTAATTATTCACCGTAAACACGCTAAATTTTCCGTGTTCACACTGTGTTATTTCTTGTGTTGATTTTAAATGACATAAAGCAGTGCGCACAGATTGAACAGATATGCCGGTATCTGTTGAAATTTGGCGGATAGATGCAACTGCCTGTCCGGTTTCCAAGTGAACCCCCTTGTAATAACAGGGTTCATAGCAGGCCAGAAATAGCAGATGCAGGAACACACATTTTGTTGGAGTGTCTGTGTACCACCCCCATTTCATCATGCGGCGGTACAGCTTGATGTACCCTTCGTTTGCCATTTTTCAAAACTCCTGTGCTTGTACCATATCGTCCGTCCACTGCGTCCCATGTACAAAACCCAATTTCATCACCTGCCTTTCGCTCAAAAATCAAAAGGGGAGATCACCGTCATCTTCAATCGGCTCGTACTCATTGTTTGCTACCACAGGCGCAGAAACGGCCCTATTAGCCACGTTCTGGCTTTGGGCGGGTTCTTTATTGCCTGCAAACGAAACGTTGTTTACAACCACCTCTACGGCGTTCCTGTTGTTTCCGCTCTTGTCCTGATAGTTCCGGCTCTGCAAACGGCCCTCAACGGCGATCAAACTGCCTTTCTGGAAATAGCGGCAGACAAATTCTGCGCTCTTGTCCCATGCCACAATGTCGAAGAAATCTGCCTGATTCTGTCCGTTGGCATCCTTGCGTCCCCGGTCTACCGCAACGCGGAACGATGCAACATTTTTACCTGTTGTAGTCTGGCGCAGCTGAGGGTCAGCAACCAGTCTTCCCATAAGTGCAACTACATTCAACATGTCTTTAATCCTCCAAATAATTCTTTCCAAACCGCCGGGCAAACTCTTCCTTTGTCCAGTTGTAATCCATCATTGCCATGCGCTGTGCGGTCTTCTTGAGTTCAAGCCGCATCCCAGCATCCAGCCCTTCTATCTTGGGCCAGCACTGCTTTTCGCCGTGAATCCACCTGTGACAATCAGGGCAAACCAGAATCCACAGGCCAAGTGCTTTGCTTTTTGTCCGGTTCTGGCCGTAGAGCACTTCATGCCGCACCAAAGCGTGGCCGTTAAGGCAGCAATAACACTGTGGGTGGCCGAACATGTCTTTCTTGTTTGGCATGATGGATGGTGCATAGCCGTTGGAATCAAGCGCAACGCCAAATTCGTTTTTCATTCGCCGGTCAGTCCTTTCAGCTTTGCAATTTCGTCCGGTGTCATCGTGGGGATTCCCTGCTGCTGGCACTCCTGCACAATCAGTTCCAACAGGCGGTGCATCTGCTTGCTGTCGTATACGCTGGAACCATACCAGCATTGCAGAGTGCAGAACGTGCCATTTGGTGTAGGCATGGTGTCCAGCAAGACAACCTGCCAGCCCTGTCCCTGGCTTTCCCATCCGCGCTTAAAGGTTTCTATTGCTTCCTGCTTGATGGTGACAATATCGCTTGCACCTGCAACATCCCGCACAAGGTCGCGGTAAATCTCAACAGCAGGCTTTTTCAGCTTTTCTGCAAGCTGGTTCATCAGCGTCCACGCATAAGCGTTAGAAGTCAGGCTGCGCTTTTTCCTTACCTCGCCAAAAACACCTGCAAACAGCTTGCCAGGGCCGGATTTGACTTCGTTCGCAAAGTTCTGCGCTTCCTCCATGTCTGGCTTGCTTTTAAGACGAAGCATCAAAATCTCACCCATCAAGGTAACATCCGCGATGTTGATTGTATGGCTCATTTGCTCCACTCCTGAATCTGTGCAATCAGCGCATTGCAGCCGTCCAACGTTTTCATTGTCCCGCCGGGAACGGCTTTCAAAGCGTCAAGCACTTCATTTCGTGTATGTTTTGATTTGGCGCAATACTCGGTAATTGCAGCTGTTAGTGTAGCGCGGGCTTTGACATATTCGCTTGCTTCGGCTTCGCTGGACTGAATATCGCCTTTGGTTGGCTGTTCTGGTGCTACGTTTGCGCTCGTCTGCTTGTGGTATTCATCACTGTCAGGGTCTTTTGTGTCATCAATGCAAAACAGGCCATTCAACGCATATTTTCTGGCATAGCTGGATGCTGTACCGGTAATTTGTGCGCCGTCCATACCTTTTTTGGTTTCATCCTCGCGGGCAAAAGCTGTGGTACTGGTGGAGTTTCCCTCTTTGTCCGTTACTGTGGCAATGGCCTTGACGTAATAGCGGCTTCCGATAAGTACAATATCGTCCATAACGGTCAGCGTGCAACCATATTTTGCGCAGAGAGGTTTTGCCGCTTCAAGAATGCTTTCCGCGTTCCGGTATTTATACTTTCCGAAAGAGTTGTAAAGGTTCTTGGGTGCTTTCAATTCAGATTGAATCTTAGAAAGTGATTCAAACACGCTCATGCTTTTTCCTCCTTTTTCACAATCCCGTTCACAGTCAGCTTTTCCGGCTCTCTGGTGAACGTGATATTCAGTGTCCCGCACGTTTCAATGCCGAGATTTTCTTCATTTTTCAGGCTTTTCATCATCTCGTAGATTAGTTTTTCAATGTCATAGGTTTGCCCATCAACACGGATGGTTGTAAAGTTTTCCGAGCAGTAAAGGCTTCCTGTGGCTTCAATGTTATAGTTCTTCAGTTCCATCGTTATCCTCCCTTACCGTGCTATCAATGCACGTTTCGCCCCAAATGCAATCCTCGCACATAATGGGGTGGCCGTATTCGTCCGCTGCGCCGCAGCCGGGAAAATCAAGCTCGATCATTGTTTGCTTTCTCCGATTCATCCGGTCGTTTTGCCATACCGCTCATTGCAGCGCGGTAGGCGGCGCAAATTTGGTCGTATTTCCATCGTTCGCTGTTGTTCGTATCCAGGATTGCGATTTGGACAGTTTCAAAAAACACCTGGTATTTTTGCGGGTCATTGTATTCAAATGCCATCTCAATCTCAAAAGGGTTCATGCCAATACCTCTCGCAGCGTAATAGCGGCCAAGCCGCCCAGCAGGCAGGCAATAAGCCCGGCCAAAGATGCGACCCCGCCGCCCTCTGCAAGGCCAGCAGCGGCGCAAATAGTGCCGATTGCACAACCCAGCAGGGCAAAGTTTGCAAAGCACTTGCAAACCGGAACAATATGGGCTAAAATGGGCTTGTGAAACCGGAAAATTTCACGTTTTTTGCCGTTCAGTGTATTGCAGTACACTGGGCGGCTCTTTTTGTTTGCAGTCATGTTAGTGTCCTTTCTTGTTGTTTCCGCCTATCCAACGCTTGTATGTCTGAAATCAGCAGATAAGGCTTGCAATTTGTTCAACGGTTAAATCATGGAAGCTACCGTAATGCTGCCATACCCAGCCACGAGATTTGCCAAGAATCTTGGCAACCTTTGTGGAGCCAAACAGCAGCTCGCCGGGGTAAAGTTCAGCAGCGCGGGCGCGAATGTCTACAAGGGTTTCTTGGTAATGGGGCTTTTCACGGGGCATATGCTCCCCTCCTTTCACAAATCTTTCAAACACAGCAGCCGGAAGGTTTCGCGGCCTTTGTGGGCTTAGATTCCGATATAACATTCTTTTTTCGCCGTTTCCTAAGTGTTGCGGACGAAATATTAAGCTCTCTAGCCCAGTCTTCCTGAATCATTGTTTTACCGTCAATCGTTATAAAAACGTTATTTGTTCGGTTTCTTGCTTGTGTGTACCAATCTGCCCATCGGCAATTTTCTGGGCAGTAGCCTTTGTTGACATCGATTCTGTCAATCGTCAAATCATCTCGATATCCGTTAGCTATTGCCCAAGCATAGAATTTCTTGAAATCGTGCCAATCTTCACAAACAAAGATTCCGCGTCCGCCATAATTCTTATATTCTTTGTTTTTAGGCGAATAGCATCGTTGGAACATATTCCGCCAGCATCTATATATCCGCGTTCCAACCATTCCATGAGATAGTTTTAATTCTCGCGTAACCTCTTTGCGGAAACATCCACAACTTTTTGTAGCGCCAGAAGTAAGATTGGCTCCATCAACGGTGATAATGTTTCCACAATCGCACTGGCAGACATAACGATAATGCCCATATGGCGTTCTGCAAGCCGCATGCAAAACTGTAAGCCTACCAAAAGTTTCACCTGTTAAATCCTTACGGCAAGCCAAACTTGTTCTTTCTTTTTGCAAACATCCACAAGATTGTGTATGCCCGTTTTTCAATTTAGCGGCATATACTGCTGTGGTATTCCCACAATCACATCGGCAAATCCATTTCACGCCTTTCCCTGCATCAGGGCTGCGTTTCAAAACTACCAAACGCCCAAAACGCATTCCGGTTAAATCAATGAATTTTCCCATCGTTCATTTGTTCACCTCAATACTCATCAGAAAAATGCAGCTCCATCAAGTCGGCGATTGCGAGATATTCTTTGGCGTATTTGCTATCGCCGTGGGTTTTCTTGACGATCTCACGGAACTGCGCCAAATCACCATAAAAGCAACCACACTGTACGCGAAGAATTTTATCCTTGCAGCGGAAAAATGTGGTCGTGCGGAAACATCTGCCAAACCCTTTGACGACGGCATAGTCAGCGTCGTCGTAGACCCGCGCGTTGCCGTAGACCTGCGCGTTGCCGTAGACCTGCGCGTTGCCGTAGACCAGCGCGTTGCCGGAGACCCGCGCGTTGCCGAAGACCCACGCGTCGCCGTAGACCTGCGCGTTGCCGGAGACCTGCGCGTTGCCGTAGACCTGCGCGTTGCCGTAGACCTGCGCGTTGCCGTAGACCAGCGCGTTGCCGAAGACCTGCGCGTTGCCGAAGACCCACGCGTTGCCGTAGACCCACGCGTTGTCGTCGTGGGAAAGATTATCTTCCTTCTCAATAAATCCGCCGAGTTCTCCCTTCTCGACGTTGCCAAAAGCGACGAGAGCCTTAATGCGGAACAGCTTCTTCCCGAAAACGTTCGTTACAAATTCGGCGGTCAGTTCAAATTTTTTCATGGTTGGATTCCTCCTTAAAATACAGCCCGCACAGCAGATTCAGCGCCAACAGGGCGGAGAGAGCGGCGGGGGTGTTTTGCTGTCTTGCATCAAGGTTTCACCTCCGTGCTACACTCAGTGAACAAGTAATCCAGCGTGCAGCCTTTGAGCGCCCCTTGAATGGCTTTCATCTCGCGCAGGGTAAATTGGGAGTGCCCGGTCCGTTTGTTCTGCATGGTAGCGCGGGAAATTCCAATATGCTGCGCAAGGTCTTGCTGCGAACAACGCTGCTTCTTAAGCTCAATCAATAGGTTTGGGAACACTGGTTTTCACCTCCTTCTTTGTTTTCACGTTCGGAACGCTTGGCCCAATAGTTGGCGTTGTATTCGTGTACCCGGTCTTTGTTTTTTGCTCGCCACGCTTTGTAGTAATCCCGGCGGGCTTCTTTTGCCGCATCGCTCATCCCAGTGGTGTGGGTTGCGTTTTTATCGTTCATTGTTTCACCTCTATCCACAAATTCATTGCTCGCTGCGGTTCTGCATGATATAATCGCCATTAGAAAGGGGGTGCAATAGTTTGAACTACTTTGTCTTAGCGCTCATTGTGGTCATAGGGTATAGAATCTTATTTTGCCTATCTGGGTATATTAGAGCCGATTACTATGAGCGCAAATACAAAAAGTACATAACTGGAAAAGAAACAGATTTTGCAAGCTGTACTGCTCCGATTAAAAAGCTGCTTAAACAGGCAAAAATTCCAGATTCGACTGTTACGGTTGTTGAACCTATTGGCTATGGTAACTATCAATCCGTTCAAGTCAGCGTTCTTGAAAATTTGTCCGTAAAACGCAGTGATGTTATGGCGGACGCATTAAACATGCTCGCTAAAGTCAAGGGAACCTTTCTAATGAACTTGAGGGAATGTTTTTCCCCTCTGTATTGGGTGCAGTTGGTTTTGTTTCTTCCTGTAAAACTTTGTGATTATTTAGGTGTGTCAGAAAATCATTTAATACCAAAGCTCTTACAAGTTGTTTACTGGGTATTAGTTCCTCTGTTGCTGGTCTTGCGTAACCAGCTGTACCATCTCATCATCCAACTTATTCAACAGGCGGAGTAAAAACTTGCTCAACAGAATAAGTCCTCTGGCATCTACCTTTTCGGCAGATGCCATATTTTTTTGAGCAGTTGCAAGATTGGTCAGGATTGCGCCTTGCATGATGCGCTTGCGGGAGCATTTCAAGGTTTCACCTCCGGTCAGTAGTCCAAGATGCAACATGGCTGCCTGCTTTCCGCCGGAATGCTTGTAATCGTTCCGCTTCGGTGGGCTTCCTTCATCCATTTCTTGCCGTGCCAGATTGCCTGGCTTTCCGTCTTGCAGGCTGCATCGCCAATCAAGCCCAGATTATAGCCATTGTTTCTGGCAACGTCCTGTGCATCTGGTTCAAAATACCAGTTAAATCTCACTGGGTTTCACCTCCTTCAAAAGCTCGTCTACCGTGCAGCCGTAAAGTTTGGCAATGTCCGGCAGCTTTTTGGTGCTGGGTGCGTTTGCGCCTGTTTCCCAAAAGTAAACAGCAGCGTCAGACACATTCAGCGCTTCCATTACCTGCTTGACCGAAAGCCCGGCTTTTTCCCGCAGCACTTTGTACTGCGTGTATTCCTTCATTAAATCACCTCCAAAACTTAGTTTTATATCTTGACAACTAAGCTATAATTAGATATTATTGAATTGCAACAAACAATAACTTTCCAAAGACCGCTATTTTGTGGCCTTAGCTTTTGCTTTACCGTCAAGCTATGTTTCTATTATAACTAAGTTTTCTAAGAATGTAAAGAGTAAACTTAGAAATGATAGAAATATAGCACATTGCACAAAAGGAGTGTGCTTAGCTGTGCGAACGATAGACAAAATCAACTACTATTTAACTAAAGAAAACAAAAATGGCGCAGATTTGTGTGAATACCTGGGGGTAAGTAGCGGGGTGTATAGCCAATGGAATACTGGACGAACCCACCCCAGAAAATCAAAGTTGCCTATCATAGCCGAATATTTGGGTGTTGAAGTTTCTGACATTCAGGGCGATGACACCAACAAAAAAGAAAAGCCCACCGCACAAGGCGGTGAGCTCACTGAAAAAGATGTGGCACTTATTAATATGAAACCATTAACAGAAGAACAAAAACAACAAGCAATGGACATTGCCAAACGGATTGACATTTGCGTAAAAGAATCAGGAATGAAAAAAACAGAGTTTTACGAAAAGTCTGGTATTTCGTCCGCAAATTTCAACTATTGGAGTCACGGAACAAACTACCCTCGTCAAAAAAAACTTGCTGATGCAGCTAAATGCCTTAATGTAAGTGTTCAATATCTCGAATACGGCGATGAACAAACAAAAAAGCCCACCGCACAAGGCGGTGAGCTTATATCCGATTTGCCCGAAAACATTCAAAAACTCATTTCTATTTGCTTGCAGAACCCGGATTTTACTGTTTTGCTATTAGATCTTGCGCAGCGGATGCAAAATCCGCCAGCTGATCCGGCGTAAAGGTATGCAGGATTGCAATTAGCTTGCTGATGTTTTCCGCCTGTTCTGCCGCAGTATATTTATTTGTTTGCATATGTTCCCTCCTATCACTGTCACTCAGGCCAAAATCATCTTGATGATCATCAGCTGCATTACAATACTCAGCCCGATGGGCAGAAGTACCAACAGCAGCGTGCCGATGGTGTATCCGTTGGATGCTTTGATGTCGTTCATCTCGCGGCGCAGAAAATCTTCGTTAATCATATTCTTCATCCTTTCAAAGTAGCGGCAATGATAAAAAGCAGCATCGTAAGCCCAAACCATACCCATGCGGCGGTGTAAAGGTAATCCGCAATGGTGAAAATGGTGCTCTGGATATTGCCCAAGCGCCGAATCTTCTCGTATGCGGCCAGAATGTTTTCATCCGGCTGGTTCTGATTTTTTTCGTCTTGCATGTTTTTTCTCCTTGTGGGGTGTATAATGAATTTAGATATTGAGGTTTTTGACAGTTTTATTGATAACAAAACCTATAGGAAGTTAAAGTGGATGTGCAAAAAGCAGGACTTTTACATATCCGATTATTTCAAAAGATACGGTTCAAATTCAGAGGAACAATACTTTTTGAAGTTCCTCGCAAAGCAGAATTACGCTAATATCTGCACGAAAGAGAAAAAATATGCTACTGACAAAGATCTTGCTCAGTTTACAAAAGCGGATTTGGAGCAGCGTATTCTTCACGTGACAGGTTCGTTAAGGCGATACGTTGAAAAGCGAAAATACAACAAAAGAATTGATGTTATCCCTATTATTATTTCGCTGTTTTCTTTGGCAATAAGTGTTTATTCTTTGCATGTAAGTCTCGATAAAGGCCCAAAGAACGTTAGCATTGTTTCATGGCCCGCTACAGCGGAAACCGCACAGCAGGTTGAAGAAACGGATTATATACGGTAAGGGATATCCGGATCTTTCCCAATCTCTTTGCAGAACGCAATGTAATTATCAACGCAGTCAATGATCGCTTGCCCGATGCCGTCAACGGTTTCTGCGTGATAGTCAACCAAATCTTTGATACCATCAATCTTGCCGTAATAGATTTTATCGTATGGGTCGTATTCCGGCGTTGTAGTATAGCCTTTATAAAGGATTTTTACGGGGAATAACAATCCGGTATCGGGAACAGGTTCTCCATTTAATGTACATCCCCTATCGCCATATGTATAATCAATACCCAGCTGGTCACAGAGTTGTATTGCCAGTTTGGTTGCTGATATTTGCTTTTCTATGTCAGTCATTGTTCTTCCCCGCATCAGTTGTAAGTTGTCATTTTGACAACTTTGTGTTGTACCTATATCTTATTACAGATTGCTGTAACGGTCAATTAGCAAAACGCACAAATTTCAGGTTTCGCGCTTTACTGTCCGGTTTTTCGGCCTTTTGCGTCCGTGCTTTGGTGGGGTGGTTAAATCAGGCAGTTTCATGGCTGTTTTCCCTCCGTGCTCGGTCTTGCAGCACAGCGCGATACAAGGCTTCAATGGTTGCCGCATTACGGTTTTGGTAATTCTTTAGACGTTCCACGTTATTCATTGTTGATTCCTCCTGTGTTTTTTGACTACAGTAAGAATCTTAACATGTTTTTTATGCCATGGCTTCCATTTATTTCCATGGCATTTTTTGAATATTTTTTTCTTTATATTTCCTTAACTGTTGTTGTATAAAAATCTTACCGCATTTAGAGCGCAAAACATGTAAAAAATTGAGGGTGATGAAATGGAAAGTAGAGCTGATTTCCGAGAACGTGAAGGACTTATTCTTTCGCAGTGCCGGTTGGAATCCGGGCTTTCGCAAGAATATGTAGCCCGGCAGATGGATGTGAACATCCGCACGGTGCGCAACTGGGAAGAATGGCTTTCCCCTATCCGAAACGATGATCTGTTGATGTGGTTCGCCGTCTGCAAACAATCTCCCTGGCGCTGGCTGCAGCGCATCTGGATGCCGTCTGCATTTAGCGATACCGATACTCCAAACTGGACGGACGAGCAGGTAGACAAGGCACTTTCTGATTATATTGCCCAGATGCCGGGCCTGTACAAGCGCCGCCTGCTATATATCCTTTGTGGGGCGCATGGGAGCGATTGGGCGGGCCAGATAGACTTGTTATGCGCTAACGCTCATACGTCCATGCAAAGCCGTGTACGCGTCTGTCAGGCCGTGATACAGAACTACCGGATAGATACCGCAACTGGGGATGACCCCTGCCCAAAAAGCACCAAGCCGGACTTTGACCGCCTGCAAATATGCCTGCAAGCCGGAGAAGCTGCCGTTCTGGCAGGCAACGGCGAATATAACGCAAGGGAAAAATAAAAAATCCCCTGCCGGTGGTGCCACACCAGCAAGGGATAAAGGGCCGTCAACATGAAAAGTTGACGGTTTTATTATAAAACATTTTTTGGAGGGCTGCAAGATGAAAAAGGATTTGACAGTTGGGCTTGTGCTCAGAAAAGATGGACGATACCAGCGCAAAGAGATGATAGGTGGCGTTTGGAAAACATTTTCTGCCAATACGCCAGCAGAGGTCTGGGAAAAGATTGAGGATGCCAAAGAAGAGCAGGAAGAGAAGGAACGAATTGAAGAAGAGCGTTCAAATGCTGGGCCGCTGTTCAGCGAAATTGCAAAAGAATATATCCGCGTTGTGCAGGGCATGAAAAGCGGAACGCAAAAAAGCTACCTGCCTGCCGTTAAGCGGGCTACTGACGAGTTTGGCGAATACCACATGCGGGAAATTGAGCCTTACATGATCGCGGAATTTCTGCGCGGGCCTGAAATGGCCGGGCGGGCTGCCACAACGGTATCAAACCAAAAGACTGTGATAAACAACATCTTCCAGTATTGGATTGACAGCCCAAAGTGGCGCGGAGATGTAAACCCGGCAACGCAAACTAAAATGCCGCGCGGCCTGCATAAGGGCAAACGACAGCCCCCTACAAACGAGCAAGTGGCAGTGGTAAAGGAACATTACCTTGACCCCGATGCGCTCCCTGCGGTGGCTTATCTTTGCACTGGCGAGCGCAAGGGCGAAATGTGCGCCATACAGCTGCGTGATATTGACTTTGATAAAAACATCATCCACATCACAAAAACGATAGAGCACAAGGGCAATGCCGCTGTGATAAGGGATTATGGCAAAACCCCGGCAGCAATCCGGCAAGTGCCGCTGCTTTCCATGCTAAAAGAAACCCTACAGCCCATCCGCAAAATGCCAAAAGACACATACATTATTGGCCTTGATACAAAGCCTGTAAGCAAAAGCCGCTATGATCGTATGTGGCAAAAGTTCTGGCGAAAATACGGCGTGGCAAAGCCGGTGCCCAGAACCAAAAGCGTTGTAAAGCACGGCAAGAATGTAACCGTTGCATATACTGATTGGAAAGTTCCTGTGTGTGGGCACCAATTCCGGCACGAATATGTCTGCATGCTTGCAATGGCCGGTGTGCCGGAAGAGATTGCAATTCAACTTGTGGGCCATGCAAACGCCAAAATGATTCATGAAGTTTATTTAGCCCTTAAGCCCCAAATGATTGAGGAAGCACGGAAAAAGCTTGAAGTTATTTTGTTAAATGTTAATTAA